ACTCCATGTCCAAGTTTTTCTATTAGTAGCACTAGATGGAGTTCGACTTAGATAAGCATCATCATCATCATTGAACCTTAATGACTGAGTTGCAACGCCATTAAAAAAACCTGCACTTGCACCAAACCAATTTTCAGAACTAAACATTATGCAAACCCTAGTTGTGCTGTTCCTAATAAGATTGAATTATCAGCTTTGACTACATAAGGAACAACGTCATAAGCACTATTTGCACTTGATAGTGTAAGACCACCTGCACCAACACTTTCATAGTCTGTTCCAAGCGATACTGTTCCTGCCGAGCCACTTGATGGTTGTATAAATATAATTACCCCAGTTTGACCTATCTGGCTTGCTTCTGTGCTTGGGTTGGCTAGTGAATTAGAACCTGCTGATAATGTTAATATGAAGTTTTGGTATGTATCAAAATCTAATGTTAATCCAGTACCAGTAAATGTGCTTGGTAATTGTGCTTTCGTAAATGTGTTTTGTGATGATGCTGAAAAAGGTGTTACAAAAGCTAGGTTTCCTGCACCATCAGTTTTTAAAACTTGGTTTGCACTTCCATCTGCTGTTGGGTGGCTTAATCCATCTAATATAACTTTACCAGAACCATTAGGTGTTATTGCAATATTTCCATTTGATGCACTTACTATTGCATTTCCATTTACATCTAAAGAACCACCTAATTGTGGACTTGTATCGGTTACAATATCAAATGCTGAATCTGATACGTTAACTGTGTTTGCAGTTGTGTTAAATGTAGCGAATGTTATATCATCTGAACCATCATAAAACTTTAAAATGGGTTCTGTTGCACTTGTCGTATCTAACCAAAATGTACCAGATACAGCACTTGCAGGTCTTGAACTCCCAGAGTTGCTTGTGTTTATTGACTCTAAAACGTCATTTAAATCACTTCTAAATGAAGGGAAAGATTGGTTTGCAATAGTAAAATCTGTTGACTGTGCCATAATTATTTATACTCCTTTTAAAATCCCTTTGCAATAAAATCGAAAGTTTTTGAAACTCCAGAATTAGAACTATTTAAAAAGGCAACATCAAAACCATTTATTGTTTTATTTGAAACTGTAAAATAATCTCCAGTTGCCATTGATTGCCCAGTTATTCCTAAAGCATAAGTACCACTTTTGAATGGATTTGTAAATGTAACAGATTTAGTTGATGTTCCAGAAACTATATCATTGCCACTAAATATTCTATCTTGCATATCCACAGTTACAGTTACTGCCGATACAACTGGGGTACTAGCTAAATCTCTTGAAGTTAAAACAACTCTAAATTTTAAATATCTAGCTTCGTATTCTCCAATAACAAAATTTCTAAAATCTGTGTATGTACTATTGTCATCACTTGTAGCAATTTCTAAATGAGCATTACAGTTTGCAGGTGTATCGCCATCAAAGTTAGAACTGGCATCATCAAAATTTCCAGTTTTATTATCAAATAAATCATCTGGATTATCTGAACCTTGTGTTATTGATGCCGTTACTCTTGATGTATGTTTTGCTCCAATATCAATTACATTAGCAAATTCATAGTTACCAGTTGATAAAAAATCTGCATTACTAGCACCAGAATCAAAGAACCTAGTTGTGTTTGCATCAAAATTTCCACTAGCTGAATCGAATAATTCAGAACTATCTAACTCTAAAGCACCATCTAACAATACAACATTTGTTTTTGTTCCACCAAATGTAGGGTGTTCTGCTTGGGTTGTTATGGCATTAAAATTTAAAACACCAGTTACATTAGAAATAATAGCAGTAGCATTTGAACTAAAATTACCTAATTTATCTACAGCCTTTATAAGATATGTTCCTTTTCTTGATGGAACTGATATTGACGTTGCAGGTCTTGATATTTTTTCAACTAATGCAACCGAGTTTTGCCAATCTGCTGTACCATCTAATTCTTCCGAAAATCTAAGATTATAATAAGCTAAATCTAAATCAGTTACAGCTTCCCAAGATAAATGTGCTTCTTGACCAGAAACATTACATGAAAAATCTGTTACGTCACTTGGAGGTGCGATTGCTCCAACAATAGTTCTTTGAGCAGAAACATAAGTTGAAGAAACACCTACTGTATTAACTGCTTTAACTCTTACATCATATATTGATTGGTCAACAACATTTAAAACCCTATGATTAAGACCAGAACCTTGAGCATAAATAATAAAATCAGATTCAGAACTTAATTTATATTCTACTTGGTAAAAATCAATAAATTTATCTGGACTTGCACCAACTAAAACATCTAATGCAACAATAACAGTTCCATCATTATATTGAATTAATTGGTCTGATAAAGTTACACTTGCAGGTGGCTGAACTGTAAATGGATTAGGCAAAGTTGTATCTGGAATGTCTGCAACTTCTTGTTGTGTTCCAAATGTATAATAACTGTCTTGGTGTTCTGATAATTGCAAACTAACTGTGTGGTCTGAATTAAGAGTTAAATTTTGTACTCTAAAAGGTTTTGCAGAAAAACTTGGTGTTGCATGAGTTATATTTACAATATCTCCAATAGATAAATCTAGTGCTGTGGCATCTGTCTTTAACGAAACATCTAAACTAGACCTAGACCTCCTTAAAATGATTTCTGCCATCTCTTGGGCTTGATATGGGCTTGTAAACATAGAAAAATCAAACCTGCCCTCTAAAAGCAACCCACCATCTGCTGTTTTCATTGTTGCATGTTGATCTGCACTAGCTATTCCAGTTTCATCTACTGGTGGGAATTGTGCTGTATCTGATTGATAGTTTTTATCTGGATTAATAAAATTAACAATAACTCTATTATATCTTGAATTTTTGCTTTTACTTGAAACTGATATGCCACCAATAATATTATCTTCTGTTAATGTAATTGATGCTGAACCAGTACTTTCAACTAATATATTATATACACCAGATGAAAAGTTTAAATATGACCTTGAACCCCTTACAAATTCTTTTACATTATCAATAGCTTTTCTTGAGGTATCGATAACAATATGGCTATCCATTAGGTCTATTTGGCTTGCACCACTATAAGGGGTAATATTGGCATCACATACATCACTAGCAGTTTGCCAATCTGCAAAGTTACTATCAAAATAACTATTAGCTATTCCCATACCAAATCTATCGTTTCTTAAATAATCTAATAATTGCAATATAGGATTATCTGAATATGCCCAAGTTGAACTTGTGTCTTTCCTATGGCTACCAGAGCCACCAGTAACAGTTCCATCTAAGTTAGGGTTATATACCTTTTTACCTTGAACTATCGCTGTAACACTCGGTAATGAGCCAAACTTATCTTGATTCCACTCAAATCTAATAGCAAGATATGCCAAACCCCTTAATCTATGATTACTTGTCCAAGAACTTAGGGTGGATAATAAACTTGATGCACTTTGACTATCAGAACCAAAATGGGGTTCGCAGGTTATTAAACTTGCACCATCATAAAAATTAGCATCACCACTTCCAACTGTTATTTGTGTATTATCTGCAATATCCCCAGACCATGTAACTGTATTATCGTTTATTTGTATTGAGGTAATATCATTTATTTCGCCCTCACTTAATACAATAGCCATATATAAATATTGATTATCTGTTCCAGATGTTTCTAAAAATACAACATGACCACCAACTTTTCTTGTCCCATAAACAATAGGAATATGACCATTTGCAGTAAATTTATTAACTAAAACCCCTCTTGCTTGCTGTTCAGAATTTTGTTGTGAAAAATCTGGTATTTCTGGCATGGGTATTATCCACCCAATAACGTCTTCAACAATACCAACAACACCATCAACTACATCTTCAACAACATTTACTATTTCTTCAAATGGATTACACATTAATTTAATCTCCAATTAGAGCCTAAATTTTTAAAACCAAGTTTTTGGAATACTGGGTCTATATGTAATCCAGATGTTACCGATAAATACATGGGTAAACCTTTTGCAACTTTTTTAATTGAATCAACTAAAGCTGTAACTAATTTAAAATTTCTAAAACTTTTCTTAACATAAATTGTATGAATATGAATACATTCACTTTTACTAAACCAGTATTCTGTTTTGTGGAAAATAGTACAACCTATAACTTGGTCTAAATCCAAATCTTTTAATAAAATTACTTTGCCCTTTTGTAATATCGCATTAATAAAGTTTTTTAGTTTAGGCTCGTCTACTTCTGGATAATCTAAATCAACTAAATCTTCATCTTTAAAATTTATCAATAAATCACAAATTGTTTGTAAATCTTTCTTTTCAGCTTGATATAAATGTATACTCATACTCTACCCCATTTAATATCTTTTACTGTGAGTGCAGAAAATTCCATACCTTTATCAGCACTAAAGAACCTTTTTTGGGAATTGTCGGTGGTTGTCCTACCACTTGTTTTGCTAAAATTTCCCCAATGTGATGTTATTGTTAGAATTAAATTTGCCCTTGTTGTATTATCGGTAATCTTATAATTGTTAATTGTACCATAAAATAATAAAAATGGGTCTGATATTAAAGCTAAATTTGTATCTAAGAACCCCCTATAAATATGAACGTCATCATTTATTATATTTTCATTAAGAACTATAGCCACATATGTTTGGTCTACTGCTGATAAACTTATAGATAAACTATTCTTTGAGGGTTTATTTGTTTCACTAACCCCAGTTATACTTTGCAAATGACCATTAGATAAATAGGTTCTTGATGTTCCAGAAATATCAGAAGTTATATCAAAACTTGCATTTGTTAAATATATTGGTGTTGCAAAGCCAAAATCAATTAAAACAACTGGTTCTATATTTCCAGTAGCTAGTTCTGTTTTGACTGCACTTGTTAAACCTCTAGCCATGTTCTATCCTGGAAATTTATCTAATAAAATCAATGACTTACACCTATTACAAACTTTCTATTACATCAAACTCATAACTAAATAATAAGTTACCATCACCATCATTTTCGCTTGTTGCAAATTCTTGAACATCACTAACTAAATAAACTGTAAATGGAACTGCATCATAAGTTACAGCACTATCATTTGCTAATGCTTCTCTTAAAGGTGGCTCTATTGTTACTGTTGATGCATTACTAGATGATGTTGCATCTTCTACAACCATATAGACCTTAGAATGTGCGAACTTTATAAAATCACCTGCTTTTAATCTACCTGCACCATCTCCTGCAAATCCATTTATAGCTATAGTTGTATCTGCGACTGCATGAACTCCATCAACTAATAAAGTTCCACTTTCGTTTCCTAATGCATTTAAATAGCTTGGCATTGTTATTGTAAAATTTTCTTTTCTGGCTCTTTGCTTCATTATAAATGCCATGATAGGTGCAAATTCTGACCTTTTCATAGGTGGATATTGGACTGTAAAACTAAATTTTTGACCTTGTACTTGTCTACGAAATGTTTTTCCACTATCGGTTTCAGAAAACAAAGTCTTTTGATTACTTGAAAGATTAACTGAAATAAAGTTTGTATTTGGTAATGCTCCACTCATATTATAGCCATTTTACCCTTTTCATTTACTGCACTATTAATCAGATTAACTATAGTACCTCTTGAATTAACTAATAATTCGTTAAATCCTCTAGCATCTACTGTGCTTATATTAAAGTTTACTGTTACTGCTTTACCCATGCCACCTAATTGATGATTAGGTACTACATTTGATGCTTTGTTCGGTACTATTAATTCGGGTCCTGCTTCTCCTACCATATAAGGTTGGTCTTGATTCATACGACCACCTTGTTTACGACCTTGATATTTTTGTTGGCTTATAGTGGCGATTTGAACAGCACCTAAAGCACCAATTAATATTGCCATAGGTATATTACCAGTTGACAATGCTTTGGTAACACCCTGTGCTGTATTCATAAATGCTTCAGCCATGCTAAGAGCTTTATTTAGTTTAAATGCTTGTTTATTATTTTGTGCCATAGATGATAAAATAGCTTTACCACCTGCAATTATTGTGTCTTTCTTTTGTTGCTCGGTTAAGTTAGTCAATTTTAAATCTTGGAATTGACCAGATTTCAATATTGCTGTTTGTTCGTTTATGAAATTCTGTCTTATATCTCTTTCACCTCTTGCTGTCTTATCAGCTATCTCTAATCTTTTTAAACCAGTTTGTTCTGCAACCATTAATTCAGCATCGGCTACAGCTTTAAGTGCATCTATATCTCCAACTTTGCTCATTCCTTTAGCCATACCAAATTCAGTTTCTGAACCAGTCATAGATTGGGTTACTTGCATATCTCTTGAACCCATAAAATCGCCCATTCCTACTTGCATTGGTCTAGCCTTAGGTAAAGGAATTTCTAGTTCTGCTTTTTTTTGTTTATTTAATTTTTTAAGTGCGTTAGCTTCATCATTTATGGCATTAGTCACTTGTACTCTTGCATCTGATTCTATAAGAATTGCAGTTTTACTTAAATTTATTTGCTCAATTTCTACTTTTAATGCTTCTATTCTTTTTAAGACTGCCTTTTCGCCCTGCATTATTGAAAAACCAAATTTGCCGTTGGCTTTTACCATTTCTTTGTTTTTTTCAATAAATGTCATTGTTTGTATTGCATCAAGCAATTCAATTTCTTTTGACAATTTAGCAGTAGCTATAGAAAGTGAATCTTGATTTTTTCCTAATTGGTCAACTATAGGAATAATTGTGTTTAATTCACTTAAAAGACCTATTGACCTTAAAAACTCTTTTGTCTGTATTATTGAATCTTTAAGTGATTGAACCATTTTTGATAATGCAGGCAACATCGGTGTAATTGCTTCAACCATAAATTCTTGAAATTCAGCATTTAATGCTTTCATAGAGTTAGCAAAACTTGTGTTTGTTCTTTCGGCATCGCCTTGAGCATCTGATGTACCTGCTATAATTAGATTTAATCTAGCTTGTACTTTTTCAGCGTTTGTAACTTCTTTAGCTGTCTTAGTTATACCCATTCTTAGTAATTCTTGTTTTAAAGTTGCTTCTGTAATTACAACCCCAAATCTTCTTACTGTTTCATGATTACCAACTAAAGCACTTTGAAAGGCTCTCATAGTGTCAACATCACTAGCATTGTTAAATGATGCTACGTCAACTGCTAATTTTGTTAATTGAACTGAAAGTTTTGAAGCTTCTTTTCGAGCAAATCCCATAGGCACAAATGTATCTTGTATTGAAGATGCCATTTCCTCTAGTTCAAATGTACTTCTTCCGACTTCATCTCCAAACTTTTCTAATTGTCCCCTTACATCTGAAACAAATCTGCCAAAAACAACTGAAGATTTTGACTGCATTTCTTCAACAGAACTAGCCATATTGACCATCTGTTTACTGAACCTTAATGCTTGGAAAACAATAACCCCACCAATTACATTTCTAACTGTATTACCTAAAGCATTGAATGATTTTTGTTGTGTTGCTACTGATTGTTGGACTTGACCTTTAAGTCTATTTACGCCATCTGTGGCAGACTTCATAGCTTTCGCAGTCTTATCTTTGGCTAGTATGTCTATGTTAACTGATTTAGTTGCCACTATCTTCTCGCCTTTATAATTCGTTCTTGTCTTTCTCGTTCATCATTTTGAAGTCCAAAGTATGCTATCCACATATTAAACTCTTGAACTGACATTTGCAAGATTTCGGCAACAGTCTTGTGTAGTTTTTCAGCTAACCCAAAAAGATTATGTAATTCTGGGTCGCTATTTAGTTTTTTTTATTGTCGTCAATATTATCGTTGCCTGTTCCCATAATTTTAGTAGCAACATCTGCAATTACATTTGTATCAGCTTTGGTTTTAAAAGCCAAAACATGTGAAGCATTAAACATCTTATCACCATCTTTGTTCAAAGATTTTTCAATAATTACATCTATTAAAACTATTAAATCAGTTCCAGTAGCACCTTTAAATATCTTTTGTTTTTCAAGCATATTAAAAGGTTTGCAATAAATCGCTTTATCACCTACTAAATCCCATTCTGGTACTTCAATTATTTGAGTGTCAAGGGTACTGAAATGGTCTCTAATACCATCAAAATAATCCAATTTATCTGTCATTTACACAGTACCAATAGTAAGACCACCATTGCCTTGTACTGATACAGTTCTTGTAATGACACCATCTAGGGGCACACTTACTGACATTCCAGTTACAATACCAGTTCCAGAGAATTTTCTATCTCCAGAAGCATTACCCTCTGGTAAAAATGCAAATGTAAGTTCTGCACCTTGTACTAGATTAGTTTGTGCTGTATCTGTTTCATCAAAGTTCATATCAATACTTGCTGTATAAGTACCTCTACCAACTATATAGGATTTCATTGAATTACCTAATGCTGTATCTTCGACAACGTCATGTGTAGTATCTACTGTGAAACCAGTTGCATTACCTAGTGTATCACTACCTATAGTTACAACTCCTTCTTTTCCGTGATGTGTAGCCATTTATAACTCCTCTTTAGCTTCGTTAGTTTCTTTTATTTTTTCAGTTTTTTTAACAACTGCTTTTTCATTTCCCAAAGTAAAACCATTATTTTTAAAATGCTCTACATGGTCTTCTGAACATTTTATAATAGTTTCGCCTTTTTTCATAGTAACATTTTTAGCCATTATGCACTCCCTCTAGTAAATTCATAAATAACCCTTGCTGTTATTCTTACACCACCATAAGGATAAATAGTTCCCTCGTCTGATGATGCTTCTATTATTTGGGTATCTATCGCATTACCATTTCTAGTTATATCATTATCTAAAGTTTCTTCAACAACTTCTATAATTTGATTTCTAACAGTATCTATATTTGTTGTTGTGCCTTTACCAAAAGCAACTATTAAAAAATCTATTGTACCTCGATATGTACCTGCTCCAGTATCGCCTATGCTTAACACTTCCCTTGTTTCATCACCACTTTGAATAAACATTGCAGGAAACTGGGCATCACTTAATTCTTCAACTTCAAAAGGTTCTCTAGTAATTTTTTTAAACTCGATAGGACTTGTTACGGCATCAAGTTTTGTGATTATATCACTAGCTATGTTTTCTCTTTTGCTCATAATCTCATTTCTTTAAAATAAAATCTTGAAAAATCTGCTTTAATCTTATCTTCTTCCCTATTACCAATAGCAAAAAATGGTCTTGTAACTTTTCTTTTACCTACTCCAAACGTATCATGGAATGAAGCTATTTTTGCTCTTTCCATATTTGAGAAAAATAATGTGCTTTTAAATCCACCAGTTTTGAAATCTAAACTCCTAAACATTTTACCAGTATCTGTTAAATCAACAAATCCAGTTTGCCTGCCCCTCTTTTTACGCCCTCTCACAGTTGATGAAGCATAAGCCTTCATATTACCTCCATCTGGCAATTTACCTTGCTGTGTACGCTTTGTAATCATCAATACAGCCATATTAGATACTCGCTTTAAACCTTTATCAATTACTGCCTTTTGCCTAGATGTAATATTTTTTAAAAATTTTGTTACTTCAACAGTATTTATATTTGCTGTTACTTCCATTATCTCACTAATCTAAGGTGATGTATGGCTTCCTTTTCGCTATCTGAAACAGTACCACCACCATCTTCGTCATATTCAACACCATCTCTTAAAATAGCTTGAAATTCTTCTTCATACCTATCTCTGTAAAAATCTAATTGCACTTGAAATGTGTCTTTGCCCTCGCCAGTATCTGGGTCACGCCATTTAGTTAATATTGGATAAATATATTTCCACAAAGCTAGATATACAACTGATTGTGTCCATTGTGAGTTTGTTAACTTGCTACTGGTCATTTCCACAGATGTAACTTTAGTAATATCCTTGTATCTGACTTGATGCCTATATCTTTCCCACCATTCTTCTCTAACTCGTCTTAAAACATCATTTTCAGCAAATTGTAATTGATCGCCAAAATCGGTAATGCCAAAACCTAATATATCTGGTTGTATCTTTTGTAAATCGGTATTAGCAACTGCAAATTCAGATGTAGCCATTTACTTACCCTTTTTTTTAGATTTTTTATGTTTTGCACTTTTGTTGTTAAAAGAATCTACATCAATAATTGATTCTTCTTTTTTCCATTCATTATCTATTTTGGGTTCTGGCTTAGGCTCAACATAAGGTTTCCACCCTCTTAGTTCCCATATTTTTATATTAGGGGTGTAATCAATCTTCTTTCTTTCGATAATATCGCCTTTACCATTAACTAATTTAATCATTTCCATAATACAAATCCTTAGATAAAAAGGGAGGTTTCCCTCCCTAGTTAAATTAGTTTGCTAAACTATCTGCTGTTAGCTTAACACCATAGCTATCGTGAAGTTCTGCAACTCCATAAACTGCTGTGGCTACGATTTCATCTGCTCTTAATGAAGCATCTCTTTGTGATTCAATCTTAAGGTCTTGCATCATAGCTAAACCTAAAGCATCTTGAGAGAATACACCACCAATAGAATCATCAGAACCATCTACAGAAACATTTGAACTTTCAAATATTTGTATTCCTGCGATTTGTCCTACAAAACCATTTCTTAAAGCATCATTACCTAAGTCTGGAATATTAGCTGAACCTGCAAATGTATTTGTTAATGCTTTTTTAACATTAAAGATTTGCTTTGGGTGAAATACACCATAGTAAGTTTGAGGTGCATTGTTTGTTCTTAACTCTGTACCTGCTTCAAATAGGTCTTGAATTGTTAACTCTACACCTGCTCCACCACCTTTTTGTGTTGAAAAGCCAGTAAATAAAGCACACAAATCTGCATCTATTTTTTTAGCTATAGCTTCACCAAACAATCTACCAATATCTCCTGCAACATTTCTTGATGCTGAATTTCTTGCTAAGTCTGTTAGTGTTGTCATAATTCCAACTTCAGATGCTGTTATAGTAACTGAACTTGGGTTTACTGCTGTATTACTTAAATCTGTTGCTTCGGCTACTGCTGATGCTGATACTGCTGAATAAATCGGTACTTCTACTGACTTACCACCACCAACAATAGTATAGTTTTTAACAAGATTTCTCATTATTGATTGCTCATTTGCAACGAATAATGCTTCTGCAACTATCTCGGTGTATAGTTCCGAAATGGTTGAACTGGTAGTTTCATTAGACATATTTTAACTCCTTATAAATTTAATGTCATTTAATTATTAACAACAATCGTACTAGGTTTGGAATCTCTTTGTCTTCTATATTCAGAATACTTTTTCCTATCCGTTGGATTGTTCATATCTAAATCACTCAAATTTAAAGGCTTGTTGAGTTCTGACCTATCCACATTTGACACCGAGCCAGAACCACTAGGGGTAGCACTAACGAAGTGAGGGTTTTGTGTTAAGAACTCTTGTACCAATTCGTCTGTGGATAAAAGTTCACCCATTTTATTGTATCTTGCTAATCCAGATTTATCAAGTATTTCTACATTCCCTGCTTCATTTAACTTAATATCGCTTTTTAAAAGTTCTACAACTTGATCTGGATTTATAGCTTTATTCCTTGATGCTGATGATAATAAAGACTTGTTTATCTTAATATCTTTCAACTGATTTTCTAAGTTTGATTTCTCTTTATTAAACTCTTGGGTTCTTGTTTTAAGTATTTCCTCAAACTCACCCTTTTGAATTCTTTGCTTTTCTTCTAGGTCTTTTTGTGTCTTTACAGCATTTACAGCTATATCTAAATCTTCAACACCCAGTTTCTTATACATTGAACCCCTTTCTTTGGCTAATCGTCTTTCAACAATGTTATTAACCTCATCTTGGGTAAACGTATTAGTTGGCTGTTCTTGTACTTGTGGTGCTTCTTCTTGAGTTTCAGCAGTTTGTTCTACTTGATTTTCTTCCATTTTAAATCTCCTTAGTTGGATAGTATCCTTATAACAAATTTATTCTAAAAATGCTACAAGTCTTAGTTTTCTGGCTCAACCCAGTCATAATTACCCTCTTTTTGTGCTATTTCTGGCAATCTTAAGGATAAACCCTCAAGCAACCAAGCAAAATTACGTTCTTCATTTTCTGTTATATTTTTTTCAATTTCTTTGAATCTTTTATAATCTTGTAAAGTTAAATCTCTTTCTAATCCTAATATTTCACTTGCTTCGTCAAATAACTTACTCATAACACTTTTTCCTCTAAAAATTTTAAGAACTTAGGGTCAACTAATTCTGTTTTTCCTAATTCATACAAAGTAAAATTTTCTGCAAACCATTCATATTTATTTTGTTCAGCATATCTAGTGGCACTACCTCCTCTAAATCTTCTTAATTTCTTTAGTTCTGTTTCAACTGGGGGTAAATAATAATCACCTGCATCTTTTACAAATTTTTGTTGATGTATATGATGCCCAAATTCGTGATAAAAAGTAGTTCTTATTTTATCTAATTTATCTTCAAAAAATGAATCTGCTGTAAATGGTCTATCAAAAACAGCACTTCCCTTTTTCCATTTTGTAACCTCCGTTCCAGTTCTTTCTAAAATGTTAAATCTTACATTTAAATTTAAAACACCATCACCCATAGATGCTATGTGACCTTTTTCAACATTAATACCTCTTAACTTTGGAACATCATATTTTATCGCTAATTCATCAAGTTCTTGCATTAATGCTTCTACAACTCCATAATCTTTTTCAGACCATTTAAAATCTCTTTTTTTCCCAGAACTGTCTTTAAATTCAGCAACAGCAATAGGCTCATTGTTTCTTCTACGTTCAAGACTTTCATTATATTTTAAAACTTCTTTACCCTTTCCATCTCTTGGGTATCTTTCATCTTTTGCATTTTCTTTAAATTGTTTGTTTAATTTGTTAGTTAAAAAACCTATTGAAACTGGTTTTATATCATCTAATTTTATTTTATTAGTTAAAGAACTAGGATTTTTAACATTTAGTGTTTCATCAAATGCTTCTTCTTCTGTTGGCAATTCATCTACTGTTTCTTCACCCCATGCAGGGTCTGTGGGTATCCAAGTATGTCTACATCTATAACCACCCCTTACAATAAAAGGGTCACCAGTAGACTTTCCCTGCCATGCTCTATTGTTCCACATATCCCTAATTTGTTCTTCTGTAAGTGTCCTATTAAGCATATTTACACAAAATTCACGACTATCTCGGACTAATGTACCAGTATATGTAAAATGATTTAACCCAGATGCTTTAGCTTTCGCTACTGTAAACTGCCCATGAAACTGCATTACACTATCATGAGCAATCTGACTAGCATAACGTCTAAGATTGTTTCCTGCTCTATCACTAGCATATTGAGTATGCAATTTTCTTACTGCATCTTCTACTTGTGCTTTTTTTGCACTATCAAATTTATTCTCGTTAACAAAATCAACTAATTCATTTATCTCACGAGTATTTGAGGATTTATAAACCCCATTAATATGTGATTTAATATTACTAACCATATCGTTAAATGGTCTACCTGCTATTGTACTTTGGTAAACCTCATCATTAATTACCTTTAAAAATCGTTCTGCAATATCTTCAAAGCCACTAAATGATTGAGTTTTCAAGGCATTGATGGTTGCTAAATCTACATCTGTTAGGTTCTTAAACTTTGCAGGAATAGGCATTTTACCAAAAGTATCTAATGTTTCTTTCGCTATTTTATTATAATCATCATTAATAAATAAATCAGCTTCATTCAAAAAGGTAGATTCAATAATGGTTCTAAGTCTGGGTTGTAACTGAATAGCTAATCTTTGAGAAACTAAGTTCCCTTTTGTGGCTCTAGTTATTTCATTAACTACGTCATTTTCTAGCTTATATAATACGTTTATTATACGTTCTTCATGCTGATCGGCTAGTTTTTCTAAAATTCTTGACATATTTTATAATGGAAAGTTCTTTTTCCATGCCCTTATTGACCAGTAAGCAGGTGAAAGTGTTTTTTGCCCTTTAACTTCTTTTAAAACCCCACCC